GCATGATGATCTCCTACAACTCCGTGCCAATACTCATTGTAGAATTGTTCTGCAAAATGATCACACCATTCTTTCTCGTATTGAAGTTTTGGTTTGAGACTGTAGTTTATAAACCTTTTGACTTCATCTAAATGCTCAGACTCGCTGATCTTTTGTTCAAGTCCTTTGATTTGTGATACCTTTTGTTCCCATTCAAGGTATACATTATTTTGTAGATTTGCCATTGATTACCTCCTTAAATATTTCATCAGATATTACAGCAATCCATCTTGGGTTGCCATTTTTTCTTTTATATAGAGCAATATCTCTATTTTCTAATACTTTGAATGGATTAGGAAAACCATCAACTGCTCTGTATTTTATTTCAACAACATACTCTTTATCATTGATAACTAGTTTGATGTCACCAGTATGTTCACCACCAAGACTACCTGATAGTGGTACTTTTTTAGCAGGTAACTTCCATGAGTTGAATAGTTTTACAAACCAATTTTCATGGTAGTTACCTTTACGTTTACTCTTGCTCGGCATTAGAAATCTTATCTCTGAGTAAACGTAACTGGATACCAGTTTCATCTTGCTCATCATCATTATAAAAATTTCTAATCATAAATTTTAAAACTATAAATAAAGAATGTTTTTCTTCTTCATTAATTTTTAGATTATACATTTAAAACTCCTCATCATTATGCGAAATGGTTAAGAAAACATGCAATGCTTCGCACCAACAAAGCAAGTTAAAGAGTCTAGGCTCACGCACCATGCGTTCCCATTCTCCAAATAGTTTTGTATCAACACCTATATCCAAAGCTATCTGTTCCTGCGATAATTTTTTGACTCTTCGCAGAAAGACTAGCTTTTCAACAATAGATTTATATTGATATTTTACTGTATTTTTCATAGTTAATTTTGCAGTCACATGATCTGATCAACAAAACCATGTGACTGCTTCCTTTACAAAGGAAACTATTTTAAGTTCATGTGTTTGATTTGACTATCAAGTAATACATTTTCGATAATACTACTAGCTTGTTTATCTTCATATTGTCGTTCATGTATTTTTGTTGTCATTACAAACATTTTATTTATCCATGCTTCTTCTGTAAGTCCACCTCGATTACAACTAAGTGCTGCCATATGTTTATAGATAGTTTTATATTCAGCAGGTGTTGCAATAGTTGCGATTGATTTACATGTCGCAAGTTCTTTATTTCTAAAGCCAATGATTTCCATGTCTACCTCCATTATTGAAACATTGAATTGGGTCTATTCATATATGATAACATTTTACTGTTCCTTTCAACAGTAGTTTTTTGTTTATCTTTTACTTCTTGTGGGTGAGATATCCAATCAGTTACTGCATTGTACAAACCCCATTTGTTGCAACCAATTTTATTCTGATAGTCTGCCCATAAATCCATGAGATTTTGAAACTGTCTTTCATTACGATACCTACCATCAACTGTTGGTCTTGGTGTGTAAGTAAGTTTGTTGAACATTTCAGTTGCATCAGTTTGTGTAACTGGTGTGTTGTACCATTCACGATAGCGTTCTTCGTTACCAGTAAACTCTTGAATCAAATGTTCAATGTGATCAAAGTTGTAATAGAACTTACCATTATGTTTTTGTGTATAGTTGGCAATCTTATCAGCAGTAGTGCAACCATTATCGCACCACAATCTCAAACCATCTGCAGTAATCATCACTGACCATACACCATTGTATGAGTTGCGAACTGTGATACGAAATGCAATGTAACTATGCAACTGTGGATCTTGTATTGTAATATCTTTACAAGTAAATGTTGCTTTCATCATTGCACCATTGTGCATCATGTTTATCTGTGGCACAAAATCCTTTGACACTTTTTGCATCATCTCATAAATCGGATCAATGATAGCTTTGTGTTCTACTGGTTTGTATGCAGTTGAATGATTGCCAAGATACTCCATTGTATCTGTTCTGACTATCATCATACGATCATGGCATTTGACTAGCTTTGTTTCGCAGTCATCATCATATGTACCTGCCATTGATATAGTATCTATTGGAAAGTCATAGTCACCTAAGATTGGTTTCATGTTTTTGATTTGTGTTATGTGATTCATGTTAACCTCCTATCGAATCATATTATTAATAAAGCAAAGATGAAACCAATAAACATTATTGTTACAAAAACAATGTGTATTAGCCACCATGCAATCATATTATTTTCAAAAAAGTTTTCTAATTTATTTAAAAACTTCATTTTTTTTCTCCATTTTAAATTGAAAAGATTTGTATTATCAAACACAGCTACAGCTTAATATCAAAGATATTACCTAAACCTGCGTCAACAGAAAGAAAAAAGAGAGTAACTGATTGTTACTCTCTTTGAAAGTATGGTGTTATGCACCATACTTTTCTAAAGCTTTCTTTCTATCAAAAACTTTCTTGTTAGCTTGTCTTGTTGCATAAGGTATATAATCTTTACCTGTTGCAATCTTGTAAGCTTGTTTTTCAGTACTGTACATTGAAGCAAGTGTTTCTATATCATCAGTTAACTGATCGTGCATTGTGTCCAAAGTGTCATAATCTGTTGGTAATCCCATACCACCTTGTCTATCAAAGCCACCATTACCAAAACCACCAGTGCTATCTAACTGATTGTCTTGGTCAAGTATCTCGTCAATAGCTGACTTTACAGTACATTTCTTGTTTTCTAAGTCTTGTAAAGCCTTGAACATACCATTGAGTACAGTACTCATAACATATGTTCTTTTTCCTCTAAGATCATAACTTGTGTCATCTTGTGGAATGTAAGCGTTGATTGCTTCTATAATTGTAGTATTTCTCTTTGTCATATTCTTCTCCTTTGTAAATGTTAATGACAAGCGACTCAAAGCATAGAAAAAGAAAAGCAAGAAGTTTACTAGGTGGGTCGGGGAAGGCGATAAACTTCTTGCTTTATCCAAAAGCGTCATGCGAATAGCATGACACATTAGACTTTCTATGCTATGACCAAGCGTTCATTAACCATGTCAAAGGCGATGAATATGACAAATTACAGTACAATTATTGAAACAAGCAATGGTTACATTGTGCAAGATGGCATAAGTTTTGATCGTCTTTGTCTAGCCACTAAGTCACTTGCTTTGTCAAACTTTGACGGAACAAAGTTTGCAAGTCTTTCTGCCCAAAGGCGGTAACTATCTGATTTAACAAGAGAAAATAAATACCCTTGACAAGTTATTCTAGCACGTTCATAAAAGGGGGGTAAGGGGGGTTCTCTTGTTAAAACAGCGAAGACTGACAACTAAACAGAAAGACTTAGTTGATACTATCGTAGCAACTGGCTGTACTGTCAAAGAAGCAAGTGCAAAGTCTGGATACGCAAGTGGTGAATCAGGAAGAGTGACTGCCAGTAAGACTTTGCGATTGCCACACGTGCAGGAATACATGCAACAGAGGATTAGAGAAAGCATTGGTCTGAATGCTACGATTGCCAGTAAAAGGATACTAGACTTATCTACCAACGCTAAGTCTGAGTATGTCCAACTTGAAGCAAGTAAGGACATACTCGACAGAGCAGGTTACAAACCAGTAGAGAAATCACTGTCGCTAGTGCAGGGTAATATTAACGTGTCCATAGACCTAACTTGACATGGGGGTCGAAAAAGTTGCATAGTTATACTGACAGTGGACTTATACAAACAATAATATTCAAAAAGGCTCGTAATGGCTAAGACACCTGCATGGCAAAGAAAAGAAGGCAAGAATCCTAAAGGTGGTCTAAATGCTAAGGGTCGTGCTTCATATAAAGGTGGCACATTAAAAGCACCAGTAAAATCAGGAGATAATCCTAGACGTGCAAGTTTTCTTGCTCGAATGGGAAACATGAAAGGACCAGAGAGAGATGCTAAAGGAAAACCTACTCGTTTACTATTATCGCTTCGTGCATGGGGTGCTTCGTCTAAAGCAGATGCTCGTGCAAAAGCTAGAGCTATTAGTAAACGAAATAAAGCAAAGAAGTCTAAGAAAAAAACTTAACCAACTAGAAAAGGAGAAAGCTATGCCAATGGGTAAAGGAACTTACGGATCAACAAGAGGTAGACCACCAAAGAAAACTGGTCTTACCAAAAAGCAGAAGACGCTCCCTGCAAGTCTTCAGAAAAAAATTATGGCTTCTAAAAAGAAGAAAAAGTAATGGCAGTTAATGCAGCAGGTAACTATACCAAACCTGCCATGCGACGTGCTTTGTTTAATAGGATAAAAGCAGGGAACAAAGGTGGCAGGTCAGGTCAGTGGTCAGCAAGGAAAGCACAGATGTTGGCTAAACAATATAAAGCTAAAGGTGGAGGATATAGATAATGGCACTTGCAAAGTCACAAAGGTCGCTTCGTGCATGGACTAAACAGAAGTGGAGAACCAAATCAGGTAAACCTAGTACTCAAGGACCAAACGCTACTGGTGAACGTTATCTACCTGAAAAAGCAATTAAGGCTCTTTCTGCCAGTGAATACGCCAAGACTTCGGCTGCTAAACGCAGAGCAATTAGAAAAGGAAAACAAGTATCTAAACAACCCAAGAAGATTGCTAAGAAAACGAAAAGCTATAGAAAGTTCTCTTAGATGAGTTTCTTGCATATACTTAAACCTGAAGAAAGAAGAATACTAAGACAAGTTGTCAAACGTGTTCATCTTAAACATCACCCTGAAGAATTTTGTACAGACCTTGAAGCTGATAAAGTTATTGCTGTTATTGGTCCTGAGACAGTAGATAAATTATTAAGGGTCGGAAAGAATACAAAGATTGATACAATTTAAATACAAACCTGATGGCAATGTCCTTAAGGCTTTTATGAAAGATAATACTTTTTTTCGTGGTATAAGAGGTCCAGTTGGTAGTGGCAAGTCTGTTGCTTGTAGTATAGAAATTTTTAGAAGAGCCTTGATGCAAGAACCTGATAAGTCAGGTAAGAGAAAAAGCAGATGGGCAGTCATCAGAAACACAAACCCACAACTAAGAACAACAACAATAAAGACTTGGCTTGATTGGTTTCCTGAACAAGACTGGGGTAAGTTTGCTTGGTCAGTTCCTTATACTCATATGATAACTGCAGGTGATCTTGAGATGGAAGTTATCTTTCTTGCACTTGACAGACCTGAAGATGTTAAGAAGTTATTATCTCTGGAACTTACTGGGGTGTGGGTCAATGAAGCAAGAGAGATACCCAAGTCAATTATAGATGCGTGTACTATGAGAGTTGGAAGATATCCTTCTGTTAAAGATGGTGGTGCAACTTGGTCAGGTGTTATCTGTGATACCAATAGTCCTGAAGAAGATCACTGGTGGTCTATTATGAGTGGCGAAGTTCCAGTGCCTGATCATATTTCTTTGGAAGAAAGTCGTATGCTTGTTAAGCCTGATAACTGGGAGTTTTTTACACAACCAAGTGGAATGACAGAAAAAAAAGATGATGATGGTACTGTTATTGGATATGAACCAAATAAAAAAGCAGAGAACGCAAAAAATATTTTACAATCTTATTATCCTAATCTTGTTCAAGGTAAAACAAAGTCTTGGATAGATGTCTATGTTATGAATAGGCTTGGCTCAATACAAGATGGTAAGCCAGTTTATAATATGTTTGTTGCAGATACTCATGTATCAAAAGAAGAAATACCAGTTGCAGATGGTGTGCCACTCTATATTGGACTGGACTTTGGTCTTACACCTGCTGCTGTTTTTGGTCAGAAGGTTCGTGGTCGTTGGGTAATATTACAAGAACTTGTGGCTTTTGATATGGGCATTGTAAGATTTGCAGAGTTACTTCGTAGTGAAATAGCAACACGCTATGGCAACCTTGATATAAATATTTATGGTGATCCATCAGGTGACTTCAGGGCGCAGACTGATGAAAGCACACCTTTTCAGGTTTTAAGAGGTGCAGGATTGATGGCAAGACCTACAACAAGCAATGATGTATCACTTAGAATAGAATCTGTTTCATCTGTTTTAAATAGAATGGTAGATGGTCAATCAGGAATTTTAATTGACTTTAGATGTAAAGAACTGATAAAAGGGTTTGAAGGGGGTTATCAATATAGAAGACTCCAAGTATCAGGGGAACGCTATGAGGATAAACCTTTGAAAGATAGGTACTCGCATATCCATGATGCTATGCAATATCTTATGTTAGGTGCAGGAGAAGGCAGACAAGTATTAGGAATGACTAGACCTATCGAAACATTTAATGCTAGGGTTGATTATGATGTATTTGCAAGACAACCAAAAAAACCTCGAAGACAAGGTCTTTGGGCAAGATTATAAAGGAGTAGTATATGTGTTTACCTAGTGGTGGTTCATCAAGTCCTCCACCTCCAACTAAAGAAGAAAAAGAAGCTGAGATGGAGAGAGAGAGTGCAAAAGAACAAGAAACTGCAAAAAGAAGAGAAGCAAGACAAGATGTTCTTGAAGAGAATATAGCCAACATTAGAAGAGGTACTGGCAGAAGATCACTGTTGCGTGGCAGTGGTGGTGGCATTGGCTTCTACAATAGGTATAATTTATAATGCACGAAAAATCTGCTGAACTTTTATTACAACGCTATGAAAAGGCTCTTGCTGTAAGAAGAGAGTTTGAAGAGTTGTATGATGAAATCTTTGAATATTGTTTACCACAAAGACAAGGATTTAAAAATTATTCAGCAGGTCAAAGACGAGATGATAAGATATTTGATGAAACTGCTGTGGTTGGTATACAAGAGTTTGCATCAAGATTGCAGTCAGGTCTTACACCAAACTTTGCAAGATGGGCAGACTTTGTTACTGGACAAGAAGTTCCTGAAGAAGAAAGAGATGATGTTAATAATGCACTTGATGAGGTAACGGATTATGTCTTTGAAGTTCTGCAAACATCAAACTTTGCACAAGAAATCCATGAGTGTTTTATTGATTTGGCTTTGGGTACTGCTGTTCTTTGTGTCATGGAAGGTGATGCTGTTAATCCTATTCGCTTTCAATCTATACCTTTACCTCATGTTGTTTTAGATACTGGACCTGATGGCAAGGTTGATCATGTGTATAGAGAACGCATGATTAAGAATGAAGATATAATGATTGCTTTTCCAAACGCCATCTTATCTGAAAACATTGCACAGAGAATACAAAATAATCCTGAATCAAAAACAAAGATACTCGAAGTATCCTGCAGATTATATGATGATCAAAATGTAGAGAAGTATGGTTATTATATTATAGATGTAGCAGACAAGGTTATGATTATGTCTGAAACATATGAAGGTGTAGGATCAAATCCTTTTATTGCATTTAGATGGAGTAAAGCATCAGGTGAGATTTATGGCAGAGGACCTGCTATCAATGCTTTGAGTGCAATCAAAACGTGTAACCTTACAATAGAATTAATATTAGAAAATGCTCAAATGGCAATCTCTGGTATCTATCAAATAGATGATGATGGAGTTATTAATGTTGATACAATTAACCTCGTGCCAGGAACTGTCATTCCAAAAGCACCAACCAGTGCAGGATTGCAACCTATAAGAACAGCAGGTTCATTTGATGTAGCTAATCTTGTTTTAAATGACATGAGGAATAATATTAAGAGAGCATTGTATAATGATATGTTAGGTGACCCTAATAAAACACCTGCATCTGCAACAGAGGTCGCAGAAAGAATGGCTGAC